CGGATTGAGTAAACAAAAAAGACGTATCAGTATAATTTAATTTACCTGCAAATCTGGAAGTAAGATTTAATTGAGAGGTATCAGCGGTATTAAATTTAAAATTCAACGCCGTTTGTGTTGCCGTCGATATTGGTTTGTTTAAATCCGAAGTATTATCTACATTACCCAAGCCAACCATACTTTTCGTTATCCCCGAAACCGTACCCGTGAATGTGGGATTTGCCACTGGTGCAACCACGCCGAAGTCAACCGCCAGCGTTCCCGTGGTTGTTATCGTTCCACCCGTTAACCCTGTTCCTGCTGTGACGCCTGTCACCCCTTGCAAATCATTAAACGTTGGCGCAAATGTCCCACCGTCATATTGGGTCAATGTTAACGTCTTTGTCGTTGTTCCTGTAAATTGAGCATTGGTTATTTTGTCATTGAACGCGACATTCCAATTGCTTGAATTATTTGCAATGCTTGAAGCCCACGCGCTACCCGTGCTTACCGCGATACCTGCCTCAGGATAAACGGGATTTGGAAACACGCCCGTGCCAACCGAACCAATGCCCGACACCGTGACCACCGTATAATTAGCACCTACCTTGAAGGAGTTGGAAACAATGGTAATTTTATTTGTATCCGTTAAATTGTATTGGTCATTGATAAGCAACTGACCATTTCTAAACACTAAAATATATTGTTTTAATTGAATGGGAAATTTGGGCGTAATTGTCCAAGTTAAAACGCTTATTGTGGCTGGTGCGTATTCCTGTTTTAATATTTTAATGGTATCATTCCCAATAGCAACGTCAACAATGCTATCTCTTATTCTCGAAAATACAACGGCTGAATCAAGTAACAAAGTACCTGTCGCGGTAATTGTTCCACCACTTAATCCGTACCCCGTGGCAACACTTGTAACCGTGCCGTTGCCCTTTGCGTTTATTCTATTGGAAAGGGAAGCCGTGTCAGTTGCATTTAATTTAAGATTAATTCGGTTGGATAATGAAGCCGTATCGGCTGAATTTAACTTTGTATTTATTCTGTTGGACAATGAAACGGTATCCGTTCCAACCAATGTTCCAACGCTTATATTTCCTGAGCCTAATAAGCTATTTGAATTTACTGTCTTGATATTTGTACCAGATACCAAGGTATTTTGCTTTGCGTTGAATCTTGATGTAAGGTTCAATAATGATGTATCTGTCAATTCCATTAAAACGCTGAGGTCAGCCGAAACCGTGCCAGTCGTTGTTATCGGATTTGGCGAAACAATGATTCCCGTGCCGCCTGAAATTGATGTTAAACTTCCCGATCCTCCACCACTTCCTGCACCCCCACCACGAGGAAAAATAACCGTATAATTATCATTGACTTTGAATGATGAAGTTGCAATAATTACGCTTGTTGAGGTTGGTATCGTATATTGCGAAGGCAAAAGTATTTGTCCGTTGCGATATACTTGAACAACTGAAACGCCCCCAGGAATCAAAGTGTCTGTTTGTGTCCAAGTCAAAGTTGACGTTTCAACATTGGTAAAATCTTGACGCGCGTATAATCGCCCCGTTGTGTCCGCGTATTCCTTTGTTGCATAATTAGCAAGCATCGCAGTCGTATCACTAACCAAAAGCGATGCCGTTGTATCTCTCCATAATCCACCAGAATAATACAATGATGCCTTTTCCACGGGTGAGGTAATTGAAACATCATGAAGTTCTGATAATTTATAACCCGATGCCACCCGTATGGCTATTGTCCCATTGTTTGAAGAACTATTAATACAAAAGCCAATAGGCATATCAAGATTAGGTGCAACGGGTTCAACGTCCGTCCAAACACCTGCCACCGTTGGCGAAGGGTAAAGAATTGCACCAGCCGCAAAGGTATCAGTGTTAACTTGTCTTATTTTGCCAAATGAAATAACGTACCCATCTTCACCATCGGTTAAATCATGTGCCGTTATTCCTAATAAATACTTTGCATCTATTGAGCCGTTGGAGATAAACTTATCAACGGTTATTCGCCCACTTGCTCCCACCGTGCCATTTGCATATACAAGGCTACCTTTTGTTATGGTTGATCCTGTTTGATTCTTAACAAGCCAAAAGTTTTTAAATCCAATTTCATTGGGTACATTGTCATTTAATCCAAGCACCACCGTTGCTAAATCACTGTCCCAACGCATTTTTGCCGTGTCGACATTGTTCGTAGGAACATTCACATTGAAAAACAATGAATCAACGGGTTGAGTAAAAGCCGCACCGCCTACCAAGTTCCAAACATTGGATGTAAAATCAAACGTATAAAATTTAAGGTTAATCGTATCAAGAATAACCCATGCGTTTTGGTTGTTTATCGGTTGAATGGAAGCCGTGTCGGAAATTGAACCACGCCAAACCAAGCCGTCGCCCGTGGTCTGGAAACCTAATCTTTGTTTGTTGCCAGTGTTTGGGAATTGGGCGAAAAGGTTGAGGGAAAGGAATAAAAAAAGAATTGAAGGCAATGTTTTTTTGCCTCCAATCTTTCGAATCAAATTGCTCCCCACTCTGAAAAAAAGTTCTTGAATCAAAACCTCTCCGATTTTACCTAATGCCTTTAAAAATTTTCGTTCCTTTTTTGGCTTTATTTCTTCACTCATAGTATTATCCCCATCGTGTTATAAATATCAAATATTTCTTCATCCTCATTACAAGTTGCCTCAGGGCAACCAATAGCGCTGGGAATGAATCCGATTAAATTACTTGCGCAAGTACACAAATAATCTTTGATTCTTTTCTTCTTTACTCCAAGTCTTTGAAGCATGGTGTCTTGATAAAATTTCAAGCCATCAACCCCCACGTTTTGCCCATACTCATTATCCAATGTATAAAGTCCATTTGTACCAAGTTGCATCACCATGTAAGGGGCTGCCTCGTATAACACGGCGTTGGCGCAAAAGGATTTTAAATGATCATTCCATAACGCTTGTTAAGCCGTCGATGTAAATGCGGTTGAACTTCCTTTGTCCGCAACAAGGGCATCGTAAAATGATACGCCAATCGCTGGGACAATCCATTGAAATTCCGCATCTTGAATATGAGGGCTTATAAGGCTTTTATCAATTCTTATATCTGCTGGCGTTGGTCTTGCAACCCCACCGCTTATAACCTCAGACGGTTGTATTAATTGGCTCATTTGTTTCGATTGGTGAATAACCTAATATCTCCCTCTTTTCATCTTGCGTCAAATTATCCTCAATCGCAATTTCACCCATGAATGACACGGGCAAAGTGTTTGAAATAGAAAATTGAACGTCTTTAAAGGCTGGGTTATAAAGCCCAATTTCGGCTAAATAAGGATTTATAATTTTAGATAACATCAAGTTTTGGCGCGGCTTAATCACCGTACTTTGCAAATATTCCATTTCTTGTCTTATCTGTTGATTGCTGCCAAGTTGCCCCGCCGTGGCGAAGCCTGCAAGTGACTTGCTCCACCTGTTAGCCACGACAATGGCTGAGGCTGCCAAGTTTTGCAAGTTTAAAAATTCGCCCTCGCTTTCCTTTGACGTGGGAATCCAATTTGCTTTTAATTTTTCGTCCCTCAGAACTTGAACGAATAACTTATGATTATTACCCATTCCCGTGAACTTGCTTTCTATTCCTTCAACCAATTTCTTTGCCTGGTCAGGCGTAATTGAGCCGAAGAATTGCATCACCCCTGAAGGCATGAAACCATTTTCAAACTTGCTTGTATTAAATCTTTGAATGCGATATTCAATCTCAGCCCACATTTTCGCGCCAATCCACTCAGGTAAACCGAAGTAAAAATAGCCTGCCGCGTATTGCTTTACATGAACAACGCTTCTTTGCGTTCCGTCGTCAAATTTCTTAAAGTCAGGATAAATCGGTACTTCCCTGAATCCTTCGCTTTCATAAAATACGCCGTCGGTGGTAAGTGGCACCTCTTCCCAGTTATCGTAAATGCCAACTGATTTTATAATCTGGTCGGCTTCCGCTTTCCTTATACCAACGTTGTACACGGGTACATGATAAATATAAGTAAATGGTTCTGACCCTACTTTGCCTTTAACAATTTCGCAAAAGCTATTCCCAAAAGCATCATAGTCAAACGCAAGTTGAGCCAAAACCTCCTGCAGATTTTGCCCGTGTAAATTAACCTGTGAAATAACATCTTCTATTTCGCTTAAAGAATCGTCGGTGATAACCTCACCCTTCATGGACGTGGTAAGCAAGGTATTTGCTTTGCCCTTCATCGGAATGAAGCCGTCACCGACAACCATGTTTGTTTTATCCTCAATTATCCTTCTTAACGTCGGCGAATTATTTACAATGGCTATAAGGCTCTTTAAAAAGTCGTCTTTTTGCGTAAAGAACCGCACCCATTTTGCCCCAGTGAAATCAAGCCTCTCCCGTGACGGCTCGTTAAAAATATCTTCCTTTACCAACATGGTATTGGAAGTATCTAAAGTTACCGAAGCAAGTAAAGGACTTTGATTCCGTTTACTTACTCGATTGTTCCGATTCGGGACTGCCTGTATTTTCTTTAATTGTTGGCTCATAGCTTTTTTTCTCAGGGGTATAAATGACGTGTTGCCCAACGTCCTGAGGGCTTGATTTATACCAAGCCCTCAATTCGTTTTGTGAAAGTTCGCCGATAGTTTTTCGAATGATTCCAGCTTTGCCCGAAAGGTCAGCCCCAACGTAAAGCATTTGTTTGCTTTTTTCTCTAACTATCATACTTTTATTAATCTAAGGCGTTCATCACTGTTTCGCCGTTTACAATGTACCTTGCTTTGTTCGTGGTTCTACAAGTAATGGTAAGCGTCTCTTGATTTGAATCGGTAAACAATGCACCTGATAAACCTTCGGCACTTGTTAACCTTGCAACCCTTTTCTTACCGCCAACCAATTCAACGCCCCAAATCCAATAGTTACCCGTGTTTTCCACGTGGACACAAACCAAGCCGCAAGCCTGATTTGCCATGTCTTGAATGAGGTTACGTAATTCCTGGTCACGGCAATTAATGATTCCCGTTAAACTTTGCTCAATGGCTACTGACAAAGTATCAGGATCTTGCGTTACCGTTTCCGTGAACGCGCCTGAATTATCCCTAAATTCAATTTCGTAAAACACGGCAGCCGTTGATGCCATTGTTATTGCCGTGGTTGATCCCGATGCGTTATTGGTTATGCTTGTCACCTGATTAGCATTGGCAACGTAAAATTTGCCAATACCACCAGCGCAAGTGCCATCTGTACATTGATTAAGCCAACCGCCTGTTATTGCGCTCATTCGTTATTGATTAGTAGCCTAAGCTGATTAAAGATGGGTGAATATAATTAACGCCCATTTTGAAGCGCGCTTTAATGTACACCTTTTCGTCTTTCTGGTCATACCAAAGTTCCAAAGCCGTTTCAGGGCTTAACACGTCGGTTGCAAGTACCTTGTTTTGAGGCGTTGTATATTCCACATAATGAGGTTTGGTTGTTCCAAGTCCTGTTGCAATATCGTCCCAACGGAATTGAGGAATAACGGTTACGCCACGGAAGGTAAATTGTTCAACGCCGTTGATCAACTGGAGTAAACCATAGTCACCACCGCCGCCGTTTTCAATGTCCTCGCGAAGCTGAGAATAAACGCTTTGAGTTACATTGAATACCTTTTGATTGGCAGGTAAACCTTTCAACTGTAAAGGAGCCTGGTCATATACCGCGCGAAGGATTGCGAAGCCGTCACCTGCGCCAAGGTCAGAACCTGAACCAGTGTTGCAACGTGGAACTAAGTCTTGTGCAACTAACTGAGGATAGTAAACAGTCCAAAATCCGTCAAGTGAATCAAAGTTAGGATTGTTTGAAGATTGGTCACCAAAGTAAGAAAGACGGGTAATGTCATTTCTTATAGCTTGCTGAGTACGGGTCAAAAGAATGTTTTCAATCAATGTTCCCGAAACGTCTGGAAGTCTTGTACCTGTTTTCAATAACTCTTCAAAAACGGTATCCTCGAACTCGTCCCAACACATTTCAAGATCCACTTTCATTTTTTCAACGTCGATGGTACGCTGGTAAATGTCAACTGAACCAATGGGATTAAATCCGCAGCCCGAGTACTTGCGTACAATGTTTTCCAACTGCTGAACAAAAACCATCTTCTTTTTATTCGCGACGTTACCAAGTACACGGAATTGTCCGCGAAGGTCATCGTCAAAGAATACTGGTTCTAAAAAAATGTTATTTGCCTCCGTACCTCTGAATGATACGTCTAATTGGCTTATTTCAACTAATGCCATTTGTTTTTAATTTTAAAGGTTTGGATATGAAATGGTTGCAGACGTATTTGTTAAAACAAAAGCATCCTCAATACCAAATGAAAACTCTGTTTTTGCGCCTGCGGTTGTTGCCACTGCAAACAATACTTTCCAATCATTACCCGCGTTTAACGCCGAGGTATTGATTTGTAAAATTGCGGTTGGTGCTGAGGATTGCCAGTTGGCGTATGCCTCGTTACCTGATTCGTCCATGACCGTAACCTTGTAAAAATCGCTTGCACTTGTTACACCTGTAAGCGGTGCAAAGTTTAAACGCTTTCCAGCTGAGGAAGTGCCATAAGTGAAGGATACGGGAATGCGATCCGTAAAGGTATCAATTCCGTATAATTGCTCCGCGTTTACTCCATTTGCATTTGCATACGGATTTGTACGGTTTAAACTGTTTTGCCCGATATATGTATTGCTATCGAGAAAACCATTAACGTTTGCTGTTGCCATTATCTTTGTGAGATTTTAGTTTGAACTAATGAAGCGAAAGAATCAAAGTAACTCGATTTCGCTTTTGTTTCCTGAACCTTTTCGTGTGCTGAGCCGCCCGAAGGAAGTCCAACGCCTTTTTTAACTTGCGCCCTAAGTGCGACTAATTCGTTACCCAATGTTTCCAAAACTGATTCAATTTCAGTAATCGAATTCTTTTGTTCTTCGGTCTTTTTGTACATTGATTCCATTTCCTCTTTTTGCTTTGAGTTAATGGCGTCCATTTCGTCTGGTGACATTACAATGTAACCCTTTTCCTTTAACATGGAAATAGCCTTTTCGACTTCATCCATTTCAGGTTCTTCAATTACTTTTTCCTCCTCAATAACATTTTCCACCGTGGGAGTTTCATCTATGCTATTAAGAAGGCTCTTGATTTTTTCTAAAATAGAACTACCCATTTCATCTTCTTTTTTTGTATTGTTTAATAATGCGGCTGGTACATTCAAGAACTTGTTTAGGCTATTTTGCAACGGTAACATATCTATGTTTTTTTCGCCAACTTTAACAATTTCGTCAATGAAGCCAAATTCAAGTGCTTCCTGAGCGGTCAGCCATGTTTCAGCTGCCATCATATTTGTAATAATTTCTTTTAGGTTGTTTTGGTATCCCCTGCGTTTAAGAACCGAAGCCGTGTAAATGTCAAGTAACTTTGCCTCCATTTTGTCCAATAACTCAGCCGTTGCCTCAAGTTCGTCGGCGTTACCCATCGTATAACTCCAAGGTCTGTGAATCATCATGAAAGCATTTTCAGTCATCTTAACTTTATCCGCCGCCAACAGTACAACCGTTGCAATGCTTGCTACCAAGCCGATTCCTGTTGCCGTGGTTTCTTCGGGATAATTTGCCACTAAATCAGCAATACCCATGCCCTCGGTGACGCTGCCACCGCCTGAGGATATTGTTAAATTAATTGGCTGCCCGTTCGCTTGATTAATCTTTGCCCTTACCGAGTTGTAAGAATTAACCGATTCCGAAATTTCCCCTAAAATATCTATACTTACTTTTGCCATGTTTTTTGCTTTGTCCTTTTGTATTGCTTTGTATTTTGCCTCAGCCCAATCCCTCATGGCACTTCCACCCCATGCGTCGTACATTACTGAGCCGCAAATCTCCGAACCATCTTCGTCAAAGTATTTGCCCTGGTCATACGTTTCCGCTCGGCTTAAAAAGGAATAGGTACGTTGTACCGTTTCTTCCGATAAGCCCTCACCGTTAGCGATTTGATTTGCCCGTTGCCAGCCAACAAGCGTGCCGCAATCCGAACCATTCTTTTCTTTGTGGTCTAGTGCGCGTCGT